AAAATCCATATTTTTAGGAAAGTGGGGCTGCGCCCCACACCCCCTTTCACTCATCCCGTTGGGACGAGTGGTTACGTGGGGACGTCATCGTAGTAAGTAATACTAGGTGTCCCAACACCTTAAAGTGATTACTACGATGACATGGGCGCGCCACGCGCCTGGCTAGAGGTCCCGCACCCCCTACCCGGGGGCCCCTGCGAGTCCCGGTATATAGTGGGGGGTTGTTGCACGGGCTCAGTGGACCCGGGACGCAGACCCGGGTCTATGCCCCTAAACGGGGACCCCACAGACCTGGGTCTGGGACCACGGGGACGAACGGGGACTCCAACGGCAACCGTGTTGCCGTCGGAGGATTTAGAGTGATTTGATTGGTCGGAGAATATTGACCAATGAGAATTTTTTGTCGCGCCACATAAGCCTCACCAAAAGTATATAAAAGAGAGCAGTTTGGGGACGTTTGAACATGTCCCAATGCCCCGGAACTCCCTGTCCTCCCTCCAAGGCCGCTACTGGATGCTTACTGTACCCGGCCATGAATTCACTCCGTACCTGCCACCATCAGTACTGTTTATTCGAGGCCAACTTGAACGCGGAGAAGGGGGATTTCTACATTGGCAATTGCTCGCCATTACCGGGAAGTGCCGAGGCACAAAGTTACGCGAGTTATTCGGACCCGTTCACATCGAACTGTCCCGAAGTGATGCCAGTGATGAGTACGTCTGGAAAGAAGACACCCGCGTCGATGGAACCCAGTTTGAATTGGGGAGACGCCCCATTAGCCGAGGAAGATCTACTGATTGGGACGCCATTCGAGCACAAGCTATTCAAGGAGACCTTAGTGAAGTACCCAGCGACATATATGTTCGGTGTTACAACCAACTGCGAAGGATTGGCCAAGACCACTTACAACCGGTTGCTATGGAGCGAACTTGTGCAGTGTACTGGGGTCGTACTGGGACTGGGAAATCGAGAAGAGCCTGGGAAGAAGCTGGATTACATGCTTACCCTAAGAATCCGAGATCCAAATTCTGGGATGGTTACCAAGGTCATGAGCATGTTGTCATCGATGAGTTTCGAGGGGGCATCGACATCGCTTACATGCTCATCTGGCTTGATCGTTATCCGGTCATTGTGGAAGTTAAAGGATCCAGCACTGTGCTGCGAGCTTCATCAATTTGGATCACTTCAAATGTAGATCCAAGACTATGGTATCCAGAAGCAGATACTGAAACGAAAGAAGCTTTATTAAGACGTCTTAATATAACTCATTTCCACTAATTTTGCGATAATGCACCTCCGGCTTCATCATCAACACGCACAATAGCACCGACAGGACCAGGAATATAATCCAAGTATGCCAAAGCTTGTCTACGCTTGTTCAAACGCTGCTCTTGTGTTGCCCCAACAGCAGTAGTTGTAAATTGGAAGCCAGCTTGTTCAGGCATCTTCATATGATAATGGAAGGTTTGATCAACAGAAACACCGTGTCCGTCATATTGGGTTGCGTTAATATCACCGACTTCAGCAAAGTAACCTGGCTGACCTTCAGAACCACCAGATCCAATAGTTGAAATCAAATCAGTGTGATATATAACCCACATGTAACGCATAAACTTCTGTTGTTCAATGTAGTTACCTCCATTAAGAAACTTGTTGAAATCAACTTCCAAATTGCGAGGACCTTGAACCGTCCAGACGTACGTCTGACCGGGTTGCAAGATAAGCTCGACAATCTCGGATTGCCAGTTTCTTGTAAATCCAGGAACAAGGTTAGGATGTAAACCGAGTTTCTCTCGGTTTACACTGAACACATTGCCTCCTGAATTTTGAGGATTTGTACCTTCATCCAATTCTGCAAGTTGTCCTGACAAATCACCTAAAGGTTCTATGTCAGTACACTTCTTTGGTTGAGAATTGAATAAACGCATTTTGTATGCACGCTTAGAATTGTTTCTAAGCGTCACCACACAAGAGCTATCAATTACACCAACTCGGAAACCCTCCTTGGTGAAATCAGTAGCAATGTCATAGACTGGAATAGAGCTTCCTGGAGCTGGCTTGTTATTCCAAAGAATAGAAGCAGCCTCCATGATAGACGCAGGACTGAACGCAAAAGGAACACTAAGGTATTCTACCTTTTGCTTGTTGTCGAAGCTTCCACCAAATGAAGAGGTCCCTCCAAACCACAGTCGTGACACTACCTTCTTATGGAATCTTCCCGTAATAGCACCAGGCATAAGCAGTTTCTTAATCGCCCGTTTCACGTCCGGTTTCAACTTGGCTACCTTTTGCCGTTTATTACCTCCAGTCTTTCCTTTACGTATACCACCAGCATGGTAATCATCGAAAGTAACGCTAGCACGCTTATTAACTGTATTGCGCGCACGGCTAACACTTCTTGATCGAGACCGCTTAAAAGTCTGCACCGAGATTCTCGTTCCGGCAATAGACTTTCGAGCCGCGGACTGTGTAAACGTTCCTCTGCGCTCCCTAACCCTCTTCGCAACGCTTCCTCTTCGTGTTGGTGGCATACTTGTTGAATTTTGGGGAAAGTATTTTCGATAGGCTCCAAATATTTCGGCGGCACCTACGGCGCCGGGTACGCCACCACTAATGAAACCAAGAGTGGCAGCAGCTGGATAGCCAAAATCCATATTTTTAGGAAAGTGGGGCTGCGCCCCACACCCCCTTTCACTCATCCCGTTGGGACGAGTGGTTACGTGGGGACGTCATCGTAGTAAGTAATACTAGGTGTCCCAACACCTT